ATCGTTTGTTTTCGCAAAATAATTTATGCGAGTATTTAACTGGCTGGGTGTCATTTTATTTTACGCTTCAAGGAGGGCTGGTTGCCCAACCCTCCCTCAAAGCTATCGTTCAATCCTATAAAACGCTGAAATTGTCGGAGTTGATACGCCTCTAACATTCATAATCCTTACCACAAGATCGCCTCGGGCCGGATTAGTCCTGAATTGCGCGAAAGTATCACCGGATAAAACCTTGCGAGTGGCTGGGGATCTTAACAAATCCGCAGACGGAAAGTTGTTTGTGCCGACCTCCGTATCATCAGAAATGAATCCCGACGTAGTAGCCCGATTTAAACTCAAACGGACACGCGCCGGAGAATAATCAGATACGATTCGGTTAACGCCGGATACGCCAGTCGAAGAATTGGTTGTAGATACACATACAAAAGAGTCAAAATAATGAACCTCTTGCGCTGTGCCGGCAGCATTCATATCCGCGAGAATCCCGACTTTTATGGTAGTCGAAGCCGGATTATCTGATTCACAACCTACCACAACTCGTGAAACCTCGATCGTTCCGGAAGCGAAATGCTGAAAGTAAGTAACGGCCGAAGCGTCAACCAAAACTCCCGAAGTCGCGACAGATAAAGTCGGAAAAGACATTTTCGCCACTTGCGCCTCTCTCGCTTCCTCCTGAATCACTATCTCGTTGCCGGATTGCGATGTTCTTGCTTGAACGTTCGCAAGCACGAACAAAAAGAACGCAATACTGCATACGCCAACGGTTACAATCACCGCCGAATACTGCTTTAGAAATGTATTTAATTTTGTCATTTATTTTTAATATGAACCGTAAGAGCGACGCTTATCGGCTCTCGTCTCGACGTCTGCAGCCGTCAAGACGAAAACCGACAAATTATGTTCTCTTGGTATTGATTACCGCCCACATAATCTCATCCGTAAAATTAAACTCCGGCGATGGCGAATTTTTATATTTTTCTATCGCGAAGTACCTATCCGCCTCGGTAAACTTTATCTCATCAATATTCAGTTCTTTAATGAATTGAATAATCATTCTTCTCCAGCGCGGAATGAATCTCGCGAACAGCACCGCCCACCAAATAGCGCTCCACATTCTACGAACGTGATTATCGCCCTCGCGAATAAAAGCCATGCGGCATAATCGGACAAGTTCAACGAATGGTTTTTTTTCAAAAGCGATTTTATCGAGCTTGCCGAGGATATACTGCGTCCGGTAGCGGTACGCGCTGTCAAATTCCATAAAAAGCATTACCAAGACTTTTGTCCTCTCCCAGATAAAACGCATTTCTTTATCCTCCGGCTTGATCGTTTCAAACACCCGCTTAATTTCCTTAACCATTTTACAGTAGCGCAGATCGTACATTTGATACGGCTTTAGCTGACGATAAGACAAACTGACAACATCAAACATAATTGCTTTTAACTGCTTACGGAAAAACAAAAGCAGAATGACGGCCTTAATCTTACCGGTTGAAAGCGTCCTTCTAAAAGCTTCTAACGCCAGCGCCGCAGATTTTTTGGTCTGTTCTAACGCCTTAACCGTATCCCAGAAAGGAAAACCAACCTCGAAATGCGGTACACCCTCATACTCCATAAATACCCCGCCCTCTTTCGGAATATGGATATTAACCAGATTACGAACATATTTACCGTCAGAACTCCCGCCCATTCCGGCAAGTATCGCGTTGGCTTCCGGCGGACGGAGAAACTGTTCGGCTTGCTGAATATCGGTTAATTGAATTGTACGCATAATCCGTTTGATATAAATATTGCAAAGAGCACAAGTCCAGTAATCATTAAAAATATTTTAGTTATTTGAAGTACAAATTCTAATCCTGACATAAATATCTACTCATTATTCCCCCAATCTCCCGGGAGGAGGACGCCCCCCTCCCGTGAAAATGTGGTTTATTCGCCTACTTCCAAAGCCGCCGCGCCAGTAATTGAAGTGGTAGCGTTATCGTCAATCCGACGCGCCTTGATAAGAACGCGGATTGTTCCGTTATTCGCTCCGGTAGCAACCGGCCCAATCTGATCCACCTGCAATCGATAAGTCTGATCAAGGATCGTCGGACGGCTCAGCCACATATCTATATCGCGGCTGTAATCTCCGGTTGAACCTATTGTCCAGTTAGCAACCCGTGCCTGTTGTGAAGCAATATTAACAGTGCGATTCGAGCCGAGATGCGGGATACCGACTTGCAGAATTACGTTAGTTCCGCCTCCGCCGTTCTTTATGATCCGAAGCGTGCCTTGCGCACTGACCATTCCGTAAGAAGTTGTCAGAATAATATCCTCAATCTCTAAACGGCCATTCGCTACCGGATCAGTAAGGTTTACCGCTGTCGCGGTAACGTCTTTCGATACAACGTTTGTATACAGATAAAAGACGCTACCGGAGGCCTTGCGCAATATTTGCTTAACCTCATCAGCAATTTTTGTTGGAAAGGGCATATACTTTGCCGGCTAGTAGGGTTTCGCAAACTCCCTAACCGACTTTTTTCTAAACTATGCCGCTCCTGCGACTAGAGCAGCGCTAATAATTACGAATATCTCGTTCCTCGCGCGTTCTCAAATAATCCGGTGTTGATCGCTTCCTGCGTTTTGGTATAGGAATCTACCAGCGTAGCGACTACGGACTCCGGCAATTTTAGCCGGACGTTTTTCGGAAGTTCCAAATGATAACTGTTTATATTTATCGTCTGACACGTTTCTCCCTGTTCGGTATCCGGACGTGGGATCATATAAATTTCTGTCGGCTCCGCGAGTAAGCGGGCTTTTTGTATAAGCGCGCGCCCTCTTTGCGGTTGTCTGTACTCCCACGGCGGATTAAACGGAATATTTTTGGCTTTGAAATGCGGCTGTTTGGTATTGCGGTCAACTTCATAGGGCCAAAGATAATCTCCCTTTTCTACTCCCTTCGGCCTATCGGAAGAACCCTCATCACCATTCCGCTCTTTAATAGCGGGCGGTTTAAGCCGTTCTCCGGTATCTTCCGGGTCGTCAGCCGGAGGCAAAGCAGGTTTTAACTTTGGCTCTTTGGCTTCCGCGATAAGTTTTTCAAGCGTCAAAGTAGAAGTTCCAATCGGGACTTTAAGCCCGAGCTTTTCCGCTTCTTTTTTTAATTCTGTAAAATGTGACATAGGTTTAAGTTTTTTTTCTAAATATAATTTTTCGGATTACCGAGGAGAAGAAACTAACTCCTCCCCGTTATCCTATCCTAGAAACTCTAGGCAGTTACAGCGTGTTCAACGCGAACACAGAAGTTCTCGTTCAAGCGGATTGCGACGAAGCTGGCTTTCCAGCCCTTCGTTGCTCGTTGGTTCAACGGATCTGCGGTTCCGGAAGATCCTAGCGGCTTATCAATATTTTCCAAAGCACGTCCGGAAATTCTTGAAATGCCGTAGTAGTCCATACCGAAAATCAAAGTCAGGTGTACGGTAATTCCTCCGACGCCGGTGGTTGAAGAAGTCGAGGAGTTCGTAGTCATTACGAACCGTACGCCTTCCAATGATCCGATCTCTCCTTCCATAACATCACCCTTCTGGGCATATTCCTCAACCGAGATAAATCCGGTTTCTCCGCGCAAATCATAGGCGGTGTCGTCACCGACAATACCGATATACGCGGGACGCAGTGGCGAGGTGTTGAAACCGTCAGTAGCGTCAACCATTTTCGTTATCTTTTTCGTGTCGTTCCCTTCAAGCGTTCGGACTGCTTCGCGGACTTCCGTCCGGGTCAGCTTGTCGTTGATCGTAATTGCGGCAGTGCTTGCTTGGTTTCCAGAAAATTGTATGGTCGTACCAGCGTTCATCACGTTCCGGGCCAACTGATCGAGAGTATTGCCGGCTTGCTGGCCCAAAAGGTCAGCTAGTTCGGTCAATACCGGATCCGGCGAGGTGTACTGCACCCAATCGGAGAACTCGATATAATCCATTTTGTTACTGCGGCCTTTCGGCCGGAGCGGAATATTTCTATCCGCTTCTCGCCGTCACCGGCGAGTTCAGACTATCACTTAACGCTTTCGCGTTTCCTTTCGATTAGTCGTTGTGGGTGCTTCAATGGTTGAGGTTGCTGACTTTTTGCCAGAGCGCCTCGCGCCATTGTAGTTCTTTTTTCGGAAGCCCTTTACTTTTTTGGAAACCTCGAGTTTTTGCGTTCTCACAAAATTCTATTACGAGTTCTGCCTGCAGTTTTTTTACTTTCAGATAAGGCAGAAGTTGTTTAAGAATTTTTGGGACAACTTTATTCCCAGAAGTTCCCCACCGATACATTTGCTTCCGATTTAGAACGCGTTCTATACGTGTTTTCGATCCGAAATTTTTAGTGAACATATCAATCGCTTCTTTATTGGTCATTCCGATTGATATTGCTCCCGAATATCTTGTACTCCAGTTATTTTTCCACCTATTCCGATTTATTCGGATCGTTCCTTCGCCGTCTAATAGTCCGGCGAGATAGGCATATAGAACCGCTTCCCTCTGATTGTCTTGATTCATATACTCCTATGATACCACCATAGAAGATATACGGTCAAGAGTTCCCAAGTTATCAAGAAAGGATTTTAGTACGGCAATTACATTTCTACCGTACTGGAGGACGGTGCCTCCAATGTTCGTAACAGTTACAGTTTTTCCAGCGGGCGTAGTGCCCTCGGTCAAAGCAGTAGTAGCAGCCGCGAGTAGAGAGTACCGGCGGAAACGGATAACATCAGTGTTATTCGCCGGAATATCTTTTACCTGCCCCCATTTGGTATGAAGCAAAAGAGGACGAGCGGCTTTCAGCATGGTGCGAACATAAAATCGTTCCACACCAAGGGTAATATGTGTAGCTTGTGTTACTGTTGTTGCCATAAACTTTTTACCTACAAGCTATTTGTTTTTAATTTAATAGCTTGCGCCAATTATGAAGCCCAGCGACAGGACTTCAGTAAGTAGTCAGTTGCTTATAATTCAATTTTCAAACTATCTCGTTTTCTGTATTGGCGGGGTTCTAAGCACTTTTGCCTGATACGCTTCGAACTCTTTCTCGTCCATTGAATCGAAGTCGGGCAAATCGCTCGCCGGCTCGGGGTCGCGCCGCGCGCGTCCTCCCGCTCCGGACATTCCCGCCTCTATGTCTGCCGTTTGGCGTTTCTTCGAGCCGGCTTTCGCCGCCTGTTGATACGCTAGGTGGTGATAGATAGCTTCGGCCGGTATTTGTTTCCACGCTTCATGAGCCATGTATGCGCGTAAATCCTTATCGTATTTCTGCGCGTCTGGTTCATTAGCGTACAAACCGGATAACTCATCTTCGTCCGCTCGCGAAACGATAACGTCCCGGAGCGGCTTAATGGCGCTATCCACTTCCTCCCGAATGCGACTGGTCGCTTCCGGAGTAAGTTCGTCCTCGGTATCTTCACCTGCCGGCGCTTCTCCACCTGCTTCGCCGGACTTCTTCCGTGCTTCTATTGTTTTCCTCGCCGCGTAACCTTGTAGATTATGTAAAGAGGTTTTGCGGACCGGAACCACTAATAACTCATCATCGCCTACGATTTTCGGAGCCGGCGCGGCTCCCTCAACGCCTTCTTCGCCTTTACTGCGAAGCCGGTCGTCGGTTAATTCTGCCATTTTTTCACTCTCGGCTTCTGGTAACTGGCGCAACCATTAGCCGGACTAGCTTATAATGAGTCTTTGGAAAGACTCAGGAGAGATTATGACGCTGTCGAGGGTCGCGACAACCCGTCGTCATAATCTTTCCCGAACCCTACAACGACTTAAAGTACGGATCGTAATTCTCGCTCACTGGTTTTCTTTCGGATAAATACGTAACCAGATTCTCCGGATAGCGTTTCATATCCTCAATCAACTGCTTCCTCGCTTCCAAAACCAATAGCTTAACTTTAAACTGTTCGGCCGGAATATCGGTCAGCGCTTCGAGCGCCTCGGTCTTATCTACTTCGATCCGTTCTATTGATTCTTCAAGGAACTCGCAAATAACTTTCCAAAACTCACCGTCCTTGCCTATCTCTAAAATCGTTCTTTTCTGTTGATTGGTTTTTTTCGCCATACTTTGACCATTTTAACCGTCTGGTTAAAATGGTTATTTATACTCTACTGTCCCGGTGCAGCTAATCTGTTGTTTGTTGGCGTTACCGTGCCGACTCTTTCCGGAGCGGTTGAAACCCCGCCAAACGGACTAATCTGCGGCGGAAACACTTCCGGCATATTCCGTTTAGCAACCATAAGCATTTTGTGCCGACGGATATGCGCGAGCGTCTGCGCGTTCTGCGTGGCTTTCGAATGTATCCATATATGCGTCTTGTGATCGTCCTCAATTCCGATCTGCGGCAGCTTACCGTTATTCAAAACAATGTTCTCGTCCTCGGCTTGCAGTTCATCAACGGTCTGCGGAAAAGCCAAATCCACTTCCTCTTTGGTCATACCCTGCACCCGGCCAAGCTTCTTTAATAAAAATCTGCGGTTCGCTTCCGGGTCCTGTAAAGCGATACCGGCGAATATTCCGTATGATTCACGATCCCGTAATTGCTTCGCTTCGTTCACCGCCCGCGATTCAATCTTCACATCCGGATCAACCTGCGCGATTATGTTATCGCGCATTAAAGTTTTCCAAGTCGGCGCGGTCGCTCCTTGAATACGCACAACTTTCTCATCAATATCTTCTTTGAAGTATTGCTTGTAGAGCCGATACCATTGTCGCCAGAATTTAGCTTCAGATAATCCATACAGCCGCGCGGACATTGAGTAGCGCGAGTCGGAATATCCGGCGACCAACTCCAACTCACCAAGCGTACGGTTCTGCTTCGATTGAACGCCTTGCTTGAATCCCGGAGTACCGGTAGCCATTTGTGTTGCCAAGTCCAAAACTTCATAAATCTCACGGACATAAGCAAAAGTATTACCGCCTTGTAACGGGAAAATGGCCGTACGCGGATCGCCCTCAACCCCGACATATTTCAAAGAAGCAAAATCTAATTCAGCATAGTTTTTTATCTTGCGTTTATCGTAAGCGAACCGGCCCATAGCGTCGGCTTTCGCCACCCGGCCGGTTAAGTTCAGCAGCACCGAACGGAATCGCTGTTTATCCTCGGTCAAATCTGGGATAGACACGCCGTCCCAATCGTGCGAAATCGGCCAGATCGAGCGGTCAATAATCGGCCACCGGTCTTGGTCTTTCATTTTTTGTACCCGGACAATCATGCCGCGATTATTGCCGAGCGTAATCAAATACTTCTTGCCGTTGATATGAGTAAGCCATTCAAGTAGCCGGAACTCGTAATTCTTTTTCCGATCGAGCGTTTCTTCGTCCTTGTCATAACTGGTTAATCCCTGCGCCGCTCTCCGCTCTTGGCGCATTTCGTCAATCGGCGATTTCAAATCCTTTTCTTTCTGTAAGAAGTCAGCGTTGAAGTACGCTTTATTTTTCAATAGCTCGTGATAAGTCAGCCCGATCTCCCGTCCGCCAAACCGCATAGCACCACGGCCTTTCATATCGCCGTTAACCGAAGAAGCTCGCGGATCGCGCATAAACGTAGTCGGGTCAATCACTTCCGGCACCGGCGCGTTATATCCTTCCCGGCGGTCAAACTCCATAAGCATAAGCAAGCCGCGGCCGAAGAACTCCGCATCCCAATTCCACTCGTAATCCGCCTCGGACTTCTGCATAATGTCGTAGTCAAAATCCGAAAGAGCATTCAGGTTGTCCTCGGTATCCTCGTCACCCTCTCCGCCCCGGCCTTCCCACGTTGCCGCCAATCGGTCATTCCACAAAGCGGCGTGGATCGTATTAAACACCGTAAACATAAGCGGATCGCCGACCAAAGACGGATCGCGCATTTGGTTGTTATAGAGTTTCAGCCGGGCCAACTGCGCGTTGCGCTTCCCTTCGTTGTACTTCAAACACAAGTTATATTCGTGATCTATCTGTTGAGCGATAGAAAATTGCTGCCTTCCGGTTATTACTTCGTGCCGGATTTCATTATCTTCGACAACATCATGGATAATATCTTCGGGTAATTTATTTTTTGTGGCCATTTTTCTTTGTTAGCTTTTTATAGCTGTGAGTTTCCCCGGAATATGATTTTCCTCCGAGAAAACAAATCTTAATATACTGATTTTTGTTGACGCGTTTTGATCTGACACGCCCTCCGTTTTTTATGCAGTTGGTGAATGCGGCTGGCATATTCTACGCTAATCCCTTTAATTTATGTTTTTCCTGCAAACGCCTTAATTCTTTCCTGAACTTCGGATTTTTTAAATTATCCCCAAAAGCTTCTTCTTCTTCTCCGGGTCTAATATATTCATTCAACTTTACTCCCTTCGCGCCTCGAAGATAATTATCCGCGTTGTTTAATTCCGGAAAAGAAAACTCCGGTTTCCTTTTTCTTAATATTCCTTTGTTTGATAAAAATTTAGTCATGTTTTGGATATTCTTCGGTGAATGGTATCTCAATGTCATGTAAAAGACAGTAGTATCGCGGCTCTTTGTCCTCTCCGCTCCGAGTCTGCCAGAAACACTTTGAATCTCTGGCGTATCGTTTTCTCGTCAATAACGATTGACGCTTCTTTTCTACCTCGGCGCGCTTCTCCGGACTATTAAGCAAATCCACGCTGCGGACAATAACGTCAACGATCAAATCCTGCGCGTCTTTCTTCTCTTGCTCGCTATACAGCTCTTTCTCTAATCCTAACTTCCATAAAATCCACCGCTTGAAGTTCGGCCGGAAGTCCATAAAATCTCCGTACAGCTCGCCGTTAAACTCGAAAAAGTATTGAAAGAACGAACCAAATTGAGTTATCAAACACGGATTTCCTTTATAATCAATCTTCACTAAAACTACTGATTTCATAACTCAACTTCATTTTCTTCCTCGTCGTCTGGTAAATCCTCGAACTCTTTAACGCCATAATCATCATCCTCGGGATCTTCGTGCGCCAATGCGCGCATTAAGCACACCTCTTGGCACATACCTCTAACCCAAAACCTTATTCTGGTAAGCGCCGAACTCTTTGTCGTCCATGTCCATAATGTCTTTCTCCGGCAGATACTTGTACTTAGTTATTTCAAACTCGGAGGCAAAACCATTGCTGACTCTTCCCGCCCTCACAATGATATTCTTAGATAAGGACTTCTGCTCGACTTCGATTATCAGCCGATACTTCCCGCCAACATCCCAATCTTTTGTTTCTTTAATCTGCTCGGAACTAGCATTAAATTTGATCGGCCAGTTTCCCACACCTACCGGAATTGTTTTTAATTTGTGTTCCATAAATAATTTTTTAATCTTCTTAATTGCCACCTAAACCATATCCATAAAGTCGGTTTCAACTGCTCGTTAATTGCTTGTTGCTTATCCGCGATTACTTCCGGACTCTTGCCGAACATATGCGCTATCCGGATCCGGCCGTGCTTGGCTTTCTTTATCAGCCAGCGTTTGTGCCAGCGGCTATCTCGTTCGTCTTGGGGGGTGCCTTTAATCATAAAATATTCGGACTATAATATGGGTCAAGCAATTTTTCCGTTTCTTCCGCTCTTCGGTTTATTTCAACGTCCGCGTTTCTGCCGATCTTGAACGGAATGAATATCGGCCGCGATTCGCATAACCTATGTAAATTTTCAACTTGGTGATCGTCCTTATCGCGCGGCTTCGCTTTCGGTTCTTTCTCATCGGCGCCACGCCCCACCCAATTCTGCCAAACATATTCTTCAAGCTGCTTGATTGCCACCGGACAATTATCCATAAACAGAATCTTCGGCCGTCTTATCCACTCGCCATTCTGAATCGTGTAATCGAGCGCGTCATCTAACGCCTTAATCCCGGAATGTAAATCTTTCGAACCTCTAATGTACTGCCCGGCCTCGTACTCCTCCAACCGTAACCCCACGCTCGCCTCGTCATTATGCCTATCGTTGTTATAGGCACTCGGATCAATTAGCCGGCCCTCTAATCTGAAATGCGCGTTCTTCTCATACTCGCGCATACGCATTGCAAACTCTTTGGTCGTGCCTTCGGAAATAATCTCGCCGCACACAAACCATTGATTCTGCCGGTCAACCGCTAAATACAAAGCGTGATCTGCAGTTCTAGGATGTGGATCGAGCGCCTTGTACACCGCAAAATCCTTTTCATTAACCGTAAACGCCTTAACCACATGAACCTTGCGCTTAAATTTTTTATGAACTCTCCCGACTAGATGTCCAAATCTTCCAAATACCCGGGCCTCCTGCTCGTCTTCCGGAACCGCCGCAGCCATTCTTTCAATATCCCGGTGCTTCAACAAACCTCTTTCGCCGTGCCGGATACAGTTATCCTCGATCTCCGCCTCAACCGAATCGGCATACTTGCCGTCTGAATGTTCGTCTAGCCAATCTTTAATCCACCCGGCATGGAACAACGGCGTCAGCGTCCAAAAAACAACCATGCCCGCGCGCCCCCGGAATATCGTAGCGTTAAATCTATCGTGTGGCATTGGCTCGTCTATCCAAACCCAGCTCAAATCAACTGATTCAAATTCTTTCAAGTCCTGTTCAGTGCTCATTAAATCAATTTCCCATCCGGTATTGGTAATGAACTTCTGTGTGTACGCTTTCCCACCCTTGCGCTCCTCAAAAGAAGCTTCCGGAATGCGACTCGCGTCGCCTTTCGGAAACCACTTTTTTAATTCCGGAATTGTTTTTTCTTTCAGCGTAGTCGGATCAGAAATAATCCTGCCGCGTTTATTTTGGTACGGAAAGTTTTGAAAGAGCGGATAGTCGAACCACTTATTCTGAACTCCATAAACAATATTGGTAATAATGTTCGCGCCCACTGCCGACTTGCCGACGCCGTTCGCTCCGATAAACATATTCACGAACGGATGCTCCTCACCTTTTTCTCCAACCATTTTTACAAACTCAGCCGCTTTGCCGTTCGGCTCAAAGAACTTCGCCGCTTCGTTCTCGTCACGCCTCTCTAGCTCGTCGAGCATTTCCGCCGTTTCTTCCAATTCTTCCCGCGACATCTCTTTCAAGTTCTTCTCTAGTAAGGAATGAATATTTGTTATTGATCGTTGTTCCATTTGTGTAAATATGTTTCGCCTTATAACCTTTATCCAATCCGGAAGCGACCGCGCCCCATGCTTTATGCTTCAATAACCAAACATTTCTATCTAACAATAACTCGTCCGGTAACATTTTTTCCGCCAACAACTTAAAGCTTTTCGTTCTGGTGATATGCCCAGAATCAATATAGCTTTCCGAATAGCTTTCATTACGCATAGCTTTGGCTCTACTCCCGACATCCCCCGACATTTCTCCGTGCAGAACTTTTTTATGCCGCTTCATCAACCGAACCGGTTTTTCTAATACCCTCTTCCCTTTTTGCCTTTCGGCTTTTTTGTTTTCGCCATGTTCCATTTTAATTTTAATAATAATTTACTCATTTTATTTTCAACAATAATTCCCTGAACCGATTATAATTTGAAAAAACTTCTTCGCCAGTCTTAATATCTTTCGACGCCATATCCGACAGCTCGTCATAATTCTCGCTACCTTCTAACTCGTTCATAAACGAAATCAGATAAGCGTCCGAGTTCGGGTGCATAAACCACGCGCCCTCAATCGCTATCGGCCACCTTTGTAAAATCAAATCGCGAACCTCCGGATATAATTTATCAAAATCCTCTTTCCGAAACTTGTACCACGCGCGGGTTTTCTCTCTACAAAACATTTTCTCGCCTTTCTTTATCAAACGAATTGCGAAACACCCAACTCCGTGAACCGGCGACGCGCCCAACTTAACTTTCACTTCAGAATTTAACTTATCGATCATATTTCATAATCCCTCCTTTTTTCGACTTCCCTAGCTGGCTAATTTCAAGGGGTCAGTTTTGCAACTGGTCGCTCCCCGAAACTAACGTGATCGCTAACGACCTCCGCTACTCGCTTTTGCCGGCCGCCGGACTTCGACGCTTTTAGTTCAGTAATCTAGCAAATGTGCTAAATATCTGAATCGCCTGCTTATAGCTTTCGTGAGAGAGGCCGAAAAAATAAAAAAACGCGCCTACAATTTACCAACTCAAAGCAAACAAAAACCTACTTTGAATTGACAGCTTGTAGCCACGTGTGGCTAGAGTTACGATCTCACGTCGGCTCGTAATCCGATATTCAGCTATCAAAGTTATCTTGCGATAACAATTTAATTATCCTATTCATTCAGCAATATGTCAAATCTAACCTGTGCACAACTTTTTCATCAAAGTTTCTCGCACTCTTTTAACGGCTCGTGCTCGCAACATCCATCTCGTTCTATTTTTGTTAAAAAATGATAATCGCACAAAGCACATTCACCCTCAAGATTATCATTATCTCGATCTTTGTATTGGCAGTCTTTCATATTAATCTGCTTTAGGATTAGTAAGCAATGTCGCTCTTTTTGGAATTTCCTCTATAACTGGAAACCAAGTATCTCCGTCTATTGGTTCGCTCGAAATATAGATATTGATTTTTCTTTCTCTTAAAAGCTTCCACAAGATTTTATCTAGATTTTTCGGAGTTGGGCCGGAATCTTTGGGGGCGGTTTTGTCTTTCAGGAGTTTATAAGTCTCCCAGCTTATTTTTGGTGAAATCCAATATTTTTTTATCTTCATAGCTCTTGTTTTAATAACTCTAACAAACATTCATCAAGCGTTTCATTTTCGAGTCCATCGTGTCGAAATCCTTTTTTATGATAATTTATGGCTTTTATTATCATTTTTTTCAACTTCTCATCTCGTTCTTCTTTTGCTTTGGCTATTTCGGATTTCAAAACTCCATTCATTATTTTTATCATTCCTTCAGTCCAATGTTCGCCGACTATTTGTAAATCGGCATTAGTGTGGAAATAATCCCGCAGTCTTTCTTCCCAAATCTGCTGTTCTTTTTGCGGTTCTTGATGTCCGTTCAAATGCCGTTGGAATATTTCCTCGTTGTGCTGGTCAAGAGGTATCTTTATATTGCAATAAGGACATTCTTTTCGTGGCTTTATGCGCTCAAAACAATCTTGACAGATATCACCTTGAAGATACTCATGCTTACATTCTTCTTGCGATTCTTGTTTTGCTTTACATTCTTCACAAACACTCACCCCACTAGAGTCGGTTTCGTGAAGTTTTTGGCAGTAGAAGCAGGGTTTTTGTTTCGTATTATCTTGTGGGAATGTGGGACAAGTACAAGGTAATTTCATCCAAGTTTCAGGAGAAAATTGTGTGGTGTTTTTCGGACAATTTTTATTTTTGGAATCGTGGTTACTTATTATTTCTTCTTGCGGCTCTGGTTTTTCTTTCATATTCTTAGGGGTTAAATCCTATCCGTGACTCTTTGATAAATATTTTTCATGGGTTTGTTG